TGATATTGTCAATATTAGTTGACACATTTTCCTCAAGGATATCACTGACTATGCCGCCATCTCCAAAGCCTCATAATACTGCCTGCGTTTTATCATAGGAGGAAGGCCGCCATTGGCTGAGCAGATCCTCCGGTTATTCCAGTAACTGAGGAAGTATCTCCAGATGAGCACCTTTAAATCCTCTACTGTCATCTGCTTTGTGTCATAGCGGTCATAGAGAAGCTCCGTCTTCATTCTAGCCCACATACTTTCACACCGTGCATTATCATGGCAGCGTCCTCCGGCACTGTTCATGCTTTGATGGATGTGGTTCTCCCGGATGGCCTGACGGTAGGTCTCGCTGGTATACTGCGTTCCACGGTCACTGTGGATGACTGCACCTTCCAGTGCGGGATAAGCAGTCAAAGCATTTTCCAGTGTATGGACACACAGATCTGCTTTCATATTTGTTTCCATTGCCAGTCCAAGGACGCTAAGATCAAAGCAGTCGAAAATCGCAGATACATACAGTTTTCCATTGGACGCCGGGATCTCCGTGATGTCTGTAATACATTTTTCCAATGGGGCATTTGCATGGAAATCCCGTTTCAGCAGATCCTCCGATTTCATGGATTCCCGATCTGCTTTTGTGATCCCATTCGGCTTTCTCTTTGGCCGATGGCTCAGACCCATCCGGTTCATAACCCGGTATACGGTCCGCTCACTGGGAATACGGACTCCCTCTGGCTGTTTCAGCAGCAGTGCCTGATACATACGGCTCCGTCCATAAGTATCGTTACATTCATCCTCGCTGATGATTTCTTTCATAGCATCCGTCAGCTCCTGATATCTCCATGGACGGTCTTTGTCCACAAGATATTTATAGAAGCCTTGTCGGCTGATACCAAGCATCCGGCAATAAAATGAAATTTTTCCGGTAATCCTGCCGTCTTCTGTTTTCAATGCCAGAAATATCATTCTCTGGTTTTTGCTGACTTCCGACGGCTGGCGGCGAAAAAAGCGCTGGCTTCCTCCAAAAATTCGTTTTCCTCCTTCAGACGTCGGATTTCTTTGTCCTGATCCTTAACCCGCTTACGCAGCATGGTAATTTCTTCTGAAAGACTCATTGCACTGGCAGGGGTATGGGAACCTTCCCCGATATCCAGTTTACCGTTTCTTACGGCTTTTAACCATGTGTGGATGGTTCCTTCAGGGATTCCTAATTCTTTCGCGGCTTTAGTGCCACCGATTTCTTTGGCAAGTTTTACTGCCTGTACTTTGTATTCCTGGTCATATTTACGTGCCACTTTGAATACCTCCTTGTTCTCTTGATTTTATTATGAAATCCTTGAGAACAAGCTGTCAACTTTTTTTATACCACATCAGGAGTATGATCTTTACAAGCTACGACCAGACTAATTTTACTAAAAAGCCATCATAGCTGCGGGATAATCATTCCGTAAAATTAGCCAGAACTTTTCTATTGCTTTGCCCCGTTGTTTTATCATATTTAACAGCTGAAATATCAGTTTCGGTTACCACTATATCAACCATGTTGCCATTTGCAAATATGGTCCGCAGATAACCGGCTCCCCATGTATATATGTCCCACTTGGTTCCGCTGGAGGTGTCTGCTTCTGTTGCAATTTGATGTGGAGCTGGGTGTAATTTATTGAAATTGCTATTTTGTTGAGTGATCTGATCCTGGAGATTCTTGCCAAAAGCAGCATCAAGCCCGAACTTCCCCGCCTCTGTTGTCAGCCCATTGTTCACCAGGTACTTCCCAAGGACTGTCTGGAAGGCATCCGATGTCACCACTTTTTCAACCAGTTTCTGGGCGATTTTATCAAGCAGCGCCTGCACGGTGGATTTTTTGCCTTTCCCAACCCCTGTAAGATCCTGAGTATCTATTGCTGATACGGTTGCCGCCGTTCCGTCAAATCCAGCTGCCCCGCTCGCGGTTTCCGCCGCTTTCCTGGCCTCCTCGCAGTAGTATTTTGCATTGTCGGATGTATCTCCTTCCTCCACGCCGCCGATGGCGTACCTCTTGGACTGGCTTGCAAAATATTTGGAATTGCTATTCTCAAAGCCATCCAGGCCACCGATGGCCCATCCACCAGCTGTCTGCGCAGCCTGTTCAGCCTGCCCTTTCGCTGTCTGGGCGTCAAGGGTATACTGCCGGATCGTAGTGATGATCGATGTTTCCAGCTTATCCAACGTAACCGCCCCATCCGGGATCACCGCCGTAATCTCCTTACCGTTTGCAGAAAATGAAACGGTTGGGGAACTTTTAAAAGTGTACGTATCAATAAACTTTGAAAGGGGGACCTTCTTTCTCGTCCCGTCTGCCAGGGTCAGTACCAGGTTGTTTTCCTCATCCAGGTCAAAGTTGGTCACTACCTTCTCAATGTCCAGATCTACACTGGTCTGTGTGCCATCTGCCAGCGTCACTGTCAAAACGCCGGTGGTCTTGTCCAGTGTCACTGACTTTACAAATTTCTGTGCCTCTTCCCGGCTCAGCTTTTCAGCGTCCAGCCGGACGATCCGGTTATCACTTTCGTTAATACCAGATTCCATGTGGTTAAGCCAGTATTCATTGATTGGGCTCTCTGTGCTCGGCTTATTCTTCCATGTTTTCGGGGTATAGAATTTATCCATCTGTACCTGCCTCCTTCCGTTCCATATACTCTTCCAGCGGTTTTCCGGATTCCAGAATGGTTCCCACACTGGCTACCTGGCGTGCTGCAGCGATCCCGTTTACCTGGAGGGAGTTGATAAAGTCCCACACTATCTTCATGTCCTGTTCGCTGTGAACCACCATCCCACTTTTCTTTTCGCTCATTTATGCTCTCCTCTCTTTTTTATCAGCTCCTGTACCGCAGCTACCAATAGCGGCACAAAGTCCTGATACCGCAGGGTCAGATAGCCGTTATGTTCCCCAACCAGCGGGTAATCCAGCCCCATGCGCCGTAGCTTTTCCCTGACATCCTGTGCCAGGAACCCCAGCGCCGGTTCTCCGTTCGCCTTTAAGCGATAGGATACACTGGATATATCCGTCAGAAACCTTACTGCTTGGCGAGGATCTATTTTTCGGATATCTTCTTTCAATCGCTGGTCTGACCAGGTTTCCCCGGCCATGGATGAATAGACCGATACGCAAGTGATCTTATTGCAGTCAATATTCATTGCGGTTATCCGGCCCGAAAACTGGGAGTTCCCATTACACACGATCCGTCCGGCTTCCAGATGATCCGCATTGACTACGCTGGCGCCAAACGAACTGGTATTGGTGGTACCGTTGATTGTTGCTTTGGTTACCGTAATATTTCCGGCTGTATCCCAGGTAAAATTCCCGTTTGCAGCCCCGCCGGAGCCATCTGCGTTTACGTAAAAATTCTTCCCCTTAAAAACAAAATGGCCGGCCTCCATCGTGATGACGGAACCGTCCTTATTTGCCTCCAGATTGATCTTTGCCACCAGATCCCCTGCACTCACCTTCTGCTCGATCTGTCCGGCCATCACTTTAATGGAGGCAGCCAGCTCCACCTCCTGCCCGGTGGCTCTCTTGACCTCTGCCGTGATCTGGTCAGACACCACTTTAATGGAGGCTGCAGTATTTTTCTCCACATCTGAGAGTTTTACGGACACTTCATCCACGGACTTGATGATTGTAGCCGTCTTTCCTTTCAGCTGTATAATCTCGCTCTGAATACCGCCGGATAACTCTCCGCGTGTCTGGCTGCCTTTGGATTCCACCGTATCCATCATGGCCTGTATGCCTTTGATAGTCCGGCTCAGGACATATGTGGTGATTTCGTCCCGGGTGGTAACCGCCCGGATGCCGTCGCCTACCTCCACCCATGGCATGGCATAGGTTTCGATCTTTGCTGGACGGTATCCCCGGCCCCCAATCATATCCACCACGGATTGGGCCAGCCTGGTAAGCTCCGCACTTGCAAGCCCGTATGTAAGAAAATTCCCTTCGATCACATACGTATTTGTCCCTAATCCTGCAGTAGCCCCGATATCCCCTTCCTCCTGCCGGATCTGTACCCGGTCGATCCCCTCAGTCATATAGTCCTCGTAAGTGATTGTCTTATAATATTCCAACTCTTCCGCCACATCCCCCCATGCTGAGTGGGGATACAGATCCTCGCTGGGGTAAAGGGTTTCTGACGGGTACAGGCCTGATTCCTGAAGTTTCATGTACACCAGCTGCCCCGTGCGGTCAATATGGCCGAATACGCCGTTGATCTCACAGATCGCCCGCAGCACATCCCGGCCATTCAGTGTCTGCGGGCTGATTGTCTTACCGATGGTCAGATTGTCATTGGCAAGAGCCGTTTCCTGCTGCGGTACATTGCAATACTGGCACAGGCTGTCTCGCAGTTCTTTTAGGGTGTGGGTGGATCCGTCAGAAGAATACAGGGCGTTATACCAATCAGCCACATCCATATCAAAGCGGAGCATACGATCGTAAGCCGTAATCTTTCGTTTCCGCCGGTCTGCCTGACGGGGCATACTGGCAATCGTATACATCCCAAACGCCATCTTGTAATCCCCTATAGATAATGTGGCCGTAAACTCTTTTCCCTCTATATCATCCTCTACATCTGTCACTGTGAGCGTCAGCTGGGCAGCCTCACAGCTTCCCCAAACAATATTATCTCCGGAACTCAGGCTTTCGGTCAATTTTAGAGTTTCCGGATCGACGTGATCCATCCCAATCGTAAGCCATGGACTTCCTGCATCCGCCGGAAACAGATTTCCAGAAGGATACAAGTCGTTGGAGGGATACAGGGTGTCCACATTCCGATTGAAAAATGACAGCTCTATTCCCTTCCAGTGTTCCAAGCTGTTGCTATTTTTTCTAAACAACGCTTTTATCGCTTCCGGAACATTCAGCATCTTCATATACCTCCTAATACTCGATAAGTTCAATATTAAACGGCTCGTACACCATATTCAGCTTCCGTTCATCCACGTGGACAATGGTATATTCAATATCAGCAATATAAAATTCTCCGCTTTTATACTCCATATCCTCATCATTCCAGTACGTAATCTTTACTTTACGTTCCGTCTCATTGACCGTGGCAGCATCTATCAGTGCTTTTAAAAAGATTTTCTCCCCATAGTACAGCTTCCTGATTGGCAATGTAATCTTGCTTTTATAAAATGGAGATGTGGTTCTGTGCAGTGACAAGGTTCCGGCATCTCTCCACGCCTCTATCTCCGTCCGCATATTGGGCTTTCCTTTGTATTTTTCCAAATAGCTGTTAGGAAGTGCAACATCGCCAAATTTAATCAACCATCCTTCAAACAATACTTTCACCTCCTACACTAAAAGCGGATTTCTTCCGGTTATCCTTTCCTGCATACGGTTTCTTTGTATAACCGTATTATATACAACATCTCCGTCCAGTTCCAAAGTCAGATTGATATCCCCGCCACCCCAAGCAGCTGCCACCTCACCCATTGCTTCAATGACCGCCTGCTTTATCGTTGATAAAGGAGATACTACCTCTGTTTCCCTGTTGTTGTCTCCCAAGATGGCCGCAAATTCTCCAACCTGTCTGGGAACCACTGTGCCGGTAGCCAAACGAGGCAGCGATATAGGTTCAATATTAAAGCCAAAATGCTCTCCACCGATCTCCGGCACCCAGTCTGGGACATCAAAACTGAGCTTGTTGATCCCTCTTGATATCCAATTGACTGTGTCCTCAACGAGCGTAATAATCCCGTTGAATACTCCTTTGAAAATATTGGAAAGCCCATTCAGAGCCAGATCCATATCCCCAGTAAAGACTCCCTCTACAAAATCAAGTACACCGCCTAAGGCATCCAAAATGTTCGATGCTACATCTGAAATTGTTTCAAAAAGGGCCATAAAAAATCCACCAACAGTCTCTATGGCAGAGCCAATCAGTGGTGAAAATGTTTCTACGGCCCAGTTCAGGAACGGCTGGAGGGTATTCGTCCATATTGTCGTTACCACCTCAGCTACTCTGCCGCCTAAATCCAGAAACTTATCGATCAAAGGCTGCATGTGCTGCTCCCTGAATTCTGAAAACTTATCTGCCAAGGATTGAAAAGCCGGAAGGATATGTGTATTAACTGCCTCCAATACTGTTCCCCAAAGTTCCGTCAATCCCTCTGTGAATGCATCAAACATTGGCTTTACATCCGCCTCGTATACCTGATTGATTTTTTCAAACGAGTCAGCAAAAATAGAACGCAGATCTCCCATTACCTGAGACGTAATACCCAGCAGGCTATCAAATGCAAGCTTAAAGCCTTCTGTATTATTGGTAAGCGGCGTTAATAGCGCATTTAAAATATCACGGCCAAGCCTTCCAAAAAGCTCTGTCACCCCCATAAAAGGTGCAGTGAGAAAACCGATCAGATTCGCCGTAAATGCTTGTCCATTTTCTCCTGCAAAGACACTAAATATCTCCGCAAACGCTGCGGAAAAGTTTGCCACTATCGTGCTGATGTCGCCTGTTATATCAAACATATTAATCAGAAATTGCTTAATTCGATCCTGATCTCCTGAAAGATATTCGTCTACTCCTCCAATCAAATTAGCAGCGATGGAAAGACCTACAGAGGCAACAGAGCCCGCTATGATCCCCAAGTCTTTCACAACTGTATTCCCCCATTTTTTAGATGCCGAAACCACCTGCGGATCTGTAAATATATTTTTTAGGCTGTCCTTAATTCCGTTGATTCCGCTTTTTATTGTTTCCAGCCTGGATGAGGTGTCGCCTAAACCAATAGAAAAACCATCTGAAAAAGTAGTTTTCAATTCTCCCCATACATTCTTTAATGTATTCAGTTTTTCCACCAGTTCATTGGAAACCTCCACTGTCTCAAACATTTCTGACGGATCTGTTGCCGCTCCTCCTCCTCCGGAGCTGTCACTATTCTGACTAAAAACATTAAGCTCGTCAAACGCTGCTAGGGACTTCTGCGCTTCTCTTGCCGCTCCACCGGTCTTTTTTAAGCTGGCTGCATAATCCTCTTGTGTCTTCTTCGCTCTGACATAGGTTCCCTTTCCCGTTAATGCTGCTGTCAAATGTCCCAGCCAGGATACCGCTCTTGCAACTGCATCAATCAACGCTGTAATAGCTGGAACCGCAATAGAAAGAATCGGTTCAAATCCGGCAGCTAGGCTATTCTTAAGATACAAGAGCGATGATTGTAGGCTGGAAAGTGTTTGATTCGCATTGCCGGAATATTGTGCCAGATTTCCCATGCCTTCTTTTACTGCATTGCTCACGGCTGCTACCGCTTTCATTGCAAAGCTAATCAGCATAGTACGTCCGAGTATCCCCAATATCGACATTGATTTTCCTGCCCTTTTTCCCGCCTTTCCAGCGTTATCCAAAGATTTCTTCATGCTGTCAGAGGATTTTTTTACTTTCTTTTGCGCATAATCTGTCTCTAATAACTCCTTTTTATAGTCCTTTTCTGCCTGCAAGACCTTTTGCAGCTCCAAATATTTTGAATCATAATCAGGATTCCCTAATGTAATCCCCTGCTTTTCTAGGTCAGCAAGCTCCTGTTTCAGCCTTTGTTTCTGTCCCTCAAAAGAATCCGTATCCAATTTGACGGGGATTTCTGCATCTGGCGTAGGAGACAGCAGTTCCTTTTTGTAGTCTGAAAGTGCCTGTTTCACCTTTGACACTTTCAGATAGGCTTCGTCATACTCATCGTCCCCGAAATACATCCCCTGGGATTCCAGTTCTTTCAGTTTTTTTCAAGATTGCCAATCTCCTGTTTAAATTCATTGATATGTCTTCCCGTATCCTCAGCAGCGTCCCCATAATTTTTTATAAAATCCATAGCTCCCTGGTCGTATCCCATACTGTCAGCTGGCACCACTGTTCTCCTGTCCGGGAGAGGAGCGTATTCGGTATCTTCTGCCCGGTGTACTTTTATGGAATCCATCTGTTTTTTAAGCTCTTCTACATTTTTCTCAGCCCGTCCAGAAGCATCGGAAATCTTATCAATCCCCTTTGCTGCTTCGTCCGCTTTAGAAGCAACTGTATCTACCCCATTCCCTATACCATTAAAAGACTTGAGAATGTATCCGGATAATTTATCCACAGCATCGGTCAGTTTTTCCATGGCTTTTAATAAAGTGGAGATACCATCCTTAAACCCCTCTGTATTGATCCCTGTATCAAACTTCAGACTTCCATCTGCGGCCATGCTCTCACCTCATTTCCAGGCATAAAATAAGACACCTTCCAGTGCCTAACCCAATAGCTTATTCCAATAATCAATTTCTTTCTGCTCTTCTTCCGTATACCGAGCCTTCAGATCACACAGCTTTTTATTATTTCGATAAAACTCCTCTTCCCATTTTTCCAGCCGTTTTCCCTTAGCTTTTTTCTGACGGATCCTGAGCACCAGTGAAAAAGTACCATCTTGGATCTCCATGAAATAACCTATAAACGTCCACCAGTGCATATATTCAAGAAGTCTTACTTCCTGATGAGCTGCGTTATTGATCGCCGGAAAGATCATTGCTTCATCCTGCTCCCAGTCCATAACCTTTCGGGGTGGCTTTTTATTATCATCTACCTGACCGCAATCCAGAAACCAGACCGCCTGCTTTGCGGCTTCCCGATAAGATGATTGCGGCATATCTGCAAAATCCTCGTAAAGGATAGTCAGCATAACCAGATATTTCTCATCCATAAAAAGCTCTGGATCATTGAAAGCCTGCATAATCACCAGGATATCCCGGTAATCCGTTCTGATTTTCCATTCCTGATGATCTACCTGAAGGCTTACCGGCAGCCGCCCGATCATTTCTTTTTATAACCAGCGGTGTATTTACCCATACGCTTTTCGCTGGCTGCCATACTGGCTTTTAAATCCTTTTCAATGATTGGGATAAAACTTTCCACAAAAGATTCAAGCAGATATTTTCCGTCTCCTACTATACTGAACGGAGACTGTCCGGCAAATATTGCATCGTACACATCCCCATTAAACATCTCATTAAACGCATTCCTTGCGATCTGCTCCAGGCTGTTCAAGGCGTCTAATGCCTCCGGACGGCTTTGATCTTCTTCAGCAATGGTTCCATCCGGCTGAAGGGTAATGTTTTGCAACAGCCGCTCCCGTTCCTTTTCGATCACAGCCATTGCCTTTTCGCATCTGGATAAGAGATTTACGTCAGACGGGTTGATCTTAATCACCCGGCTCTTATCTCCGTTAATTGCATACTTTTTATATCCCTCATCAAAATTGATACTCTGCATCCTTTACCTTCTCCCCTTCATTCCTTTCCATCCTCTGTAAACGTCTTAGTTGCTAATGCAAACAGTCCCTTGACCCGATTCCCGGTATGATGTACATTAAATGGAATCTGGTATCCGGTTGTATCACCTCCATAGCTGGAAACCTCAATAATCGCATCTTCCTTATACGCCACATAGGAGCCTGCCTTTTCTTTGTTCTCATCCCATAGATGTACCTCCACTACAGAGGTTTTCAAATCATCCAGCGTCTGACGCTCATCGATAATAGACTGCAAACGTTCAAACAAAGGATCTCCAATCTCTGCATAATACGGTTCCGCTGATGCCTGGGGCTGATAGCTGTCCAGATTTACAGAGGTTTCACCTAAGATATTATTCTTGGTTTCCACGTTGGCATTCATCTCTACGTTATACTCTTCCAGGTCTTTGCCTAAGCGGACATATTTCGCCGTACCCTCGGAAGCTGCCGGCGCTGCCGCATCAATATAGTGTGCCATGAATTTACGCTTGATTTTCCCTGTTACTGTTCCTGGCATTTAAAATTCCTCGCTTTCTATTTTGTACTGGGCGTAGATCTGTAACTGATACATTACGCCGCTGTCAATGGTGTCTCCCATCAGCCCCATGCTCATTGCATTGGCTGTAGTTGCCTTCAAAAAAGTCCCCTTTAACTCCTGTTCTCCAACCTGAAATGTTAGCCCATCTCTGGATGGCAACCGTTCAAGCCACAGTGACAGTTCCAGAAGAAAATTGCTGTTCGCCAGCCGATTATAGTCCGTAAAAGACTGACCGACCGCATACATAACAAAATTATGCTGCCGGATCTGGTTCCCCAGCACATCCTCTTTTACCAGGCTGTCCCCGTTGCTGGACAACCCATAGTTAACCGGCTCCGGCTCCGTAAAATCAATATGGATCTCATCCCCGGCCAGAAACTCAGATATCTTTGGGTACTCCGTCAATGTCTGGCGCATATAATCTATGATTGTCATTAGTTTCCCCTCCTGTCTGCCAGAGCCTGTGCCGCCCGGAGGATATCATCCTTGTGGTCTGCTTTCATCCGCTCAAACCACTTCTTCCCCCTCATAGGGGCCCCGGCGTAGGTCAGTTCTTTACCTGTAGGCACTTTAATCTCATTCTTTTTTGCCCAGGCGCTGCCTGTACTGGGAGACACATACAGGACGCCCTCATAGAGGTAATGGGCATATGGCCCAGGGATATCAATCTGCCCGGATCCGATCACTGTTGCCATAACCATCATGTGTTCCAGCTCTCCCGCCTGCCTGCGGGGCATATATGGGGCCATGTACCTCATGCACTCGCTGTCTACCAGCTTTTGCACTGGCCCTCCTTCCTGTAACCCACGGGCTCTCAGAAGATCCTTCGAAGGCTTCATTTCAAATTTAATTTCCATATCTGCCTCCTTACTTGCAGGACAGTTCATAATGCCATACGGATTCGCTGCCATACAGCCTTTCATCCACAGTAGTAACCGTCACATAGTTATAAGCAGCCTTTAAGGCTGCCAATGATTTCGACAAGGTCTCTTGGCTGTCGCAGTCAATCTCATCCAAGACAACACCTTTAACAGCCAGATCCTTGCCTCTGGTAAATCGCAGAGAGCTGTCCAGATTCTCATAGGGGATTACCAACAGGACAGAGGCTGCATCCCTCTGCCCTGTCTTAAGAAATGTGGACTGCTGCACATCCTCCCAATACACTCCCTCAATGGGAACACGGGTATAATGCACATCCTTGCCCTCTTTGCTGTACAGATACAGCGTTACGTCTGCGTTGGTATACATATCACACCCCCTGATAACACAGGCCGGTATTTCCAAGCCATTTCATCACGATGGCCCTCTGTTCTCTGGTAAACGCAGAATTGCTTTCTCCAGTAGTTCCGAAGCTGACAGAATAAGTTCCTATCTTCTCTGACGTTTTCCCTCCAGCATCTTTCCTCTGCTTTTCCCTGGCATACTCTGTTTCTGCCAGTTCGCAGCAGCACAGACGCGCTGCCTCTGGAATCTTGGCCGCATTCTCCAGACGGCCGAACGTATAGTGGTCAATGATCTGGCTGGCCTGACGGGCATAAAAGTCAAAACCGGCGCTGATGGCCGGCTTACGCCCCAGCAGGTATCGGTCCGTATAAAATCCTTCATCTGCATAACTCATCAGCACCATGGCTCCTTTCTACGCATTGGGGATCAGAGTGATCGCCTTAGGTACCGCAGCCTTGTCTACAGTTACGGTCTCCGTGATCGTACCATACCCATTCTTTTTGATCTTTGCCGGATAAGTACCTGGACGCAAATAGAACTCTACCACGCCGGCGGCGTTGGTTTTCAGTCGGGAACCATTCACATCCACAATAGCGCCTTCAACGGCCTTAGGCTCGCTGTTGTTATCCTTGACTGTAAAAGTAACCTTCTGGGTGGTTACTGCAGTTGCAGGCTCCAGATATGCAAACGGGCAGCCCACGCGGTCCTCATCCATACGGGTTGCAGGGTTCGGCAGCGCCCAGCCCATACGGAACACGATTCGCAGCGCTACCATGTCCTGCTGGGCCAGGTTGTAGACGATCTCCTTTGTAGCAGGATCCTGAATAATACCCTGATCCAGAATCTTTACAGTGATATCCTGACGGATTGCATATACAGCCTGCTTAAAGTCGCCAATGATCAGCTGCGCAATCGTATTGTCAAATGCCCCGTTCTGAGGGAAGTACATCGGCGCACCATCCAGTGCATAGTTTGTAGAGCCCTGCATATCGGATTTAAAGATAGGGGTTCCGTCAGTAGATTTAACCCCTCTCAGTTTTGCCCTCATTCCCATAGAAGCCAGAGCACCTGTGGACATATAACCATCTTCCTCTACCTTGGAAATCACGCCGCCTTCTCCAAGAATCAGGTCATAATAATCAGGACTTCCTCCAGGTGCTACGTTATTGCCCGCCTGACGGGCCAGTGTAACGATATCGTTCTGCCATTCTGCCGGACGGTTCACACCGAAGATAGCGGCACTGTCTACTCTCTGGCCGATTGCCTCATTCACTCTTGGAGTGATTTCTCCAAAATGTCAAACTCTGCGTCGTCCAGGACTGCCTCCGGAATCGGAACGATGACTGCCAGCTCTGCCGCATTGATATACACGTTATCCCATGCCTGCTTGCTGGTCTGCTTCATACCGGTGTCACCGTTTACCCAGTAAGCAGTTGGCAGGAAATCCAGTACACGGATACGGGTCTGATTGCTTGTCATGTTCGGCAGCTTGCGTGCCAAAGACATGAATACAGACTGTTTGGGCGCATCCTGAAAATAGTGGATACCACCTGTTCACGGATAATGGCCTCTGCATCGGCTCTACTTGTAATATGTACTGCCATATTGTTTCCTCCTTATTCTCTTCCTAAAATGTTTCTTAATGCTGCATTGGCTCTTGGCTTTGTGCTCCGTCTGCTGCCGCACCGCCCGGACCAGGCGTAGTGGAAACCACTCTGGGGATATTGATATCCTGAAACAGATAAGCATTATCCTTCTTTACAACATTCAGAGCTGCCTTAATATCTGCCTCCTGGTTCTTGCTGGCCTTCAGCTTTTCGACATCCAGGAACGGCATGACAGCCTTCAGATCACGCGGCTTAAAGCCCTCTGCCGTTGTCTTCAGAAGGTCATTGAAATCCCTGTCTGCAATCTGTTTCTGGTACTCAGTTTCTTTTACCGCCAGATCAGAAGTCAACTGGGTAATCTTTCCCTGGAGTTCCTGCACATTTACGCCCTCAAAACTTTTAAGTGTAGCCTGAGCTGCCGCAAGCTGCGCCTTATAATTGTCGCGGTCCTGCTTGACTCCATTCAGCTCTCTGCCATACTCGGCCATAACATAATCGATCTGCTCCTGTGTCAGACCTTTTGCCTGTAAATCTTCTGTTTTCATTTCATATTTCCTTTCTTTCCATGATTCGCCGTTAGGTTATTTATAGGTGTGTAACCATCCACCAAACGAATGACTGTTTTAGGTCTCATCATCTGACCGGAAAAAGGCATAAAAATAACACCCAGGCCTCGCCTGCGTGCTTATGACTAATTCTATGACTTGCTATGACTTATTCGATTTTTCCACACCTCACGCACCGCCGCACATACCCGCCAGCCTCCCGGCTCCAATGCTTACGGTACCTGTGCTGACAGCGCCTCTGCCGAAATCACCGAATCATACATTCAATCAATTGCCTCACCTCCCTGTTGCGACGTCGCACAACCTAAAAATGCATACAAAAAACCACCGGCCATTACTGACTGGTGGTATCTACTCTTCTTCCCATTCGGTTAAAGCTTCGCTTTCTTTTTTTAATCGTTCTAATTCTGCATTTCTTTCCTCTTCCGTCATTTCCTCATGGACTATGACATCCTTACCTCTTATTTCAATTCCCTCCATTCGATTCCAAACTCCTT